AGCAAGCCACTCAAGAATAGTGCCAGTCTTCTGATCGCTAAAATCATCATCAGGCCAACGATGTCCCAGCACATCAAACAGAGCAGTAGCACAATCGTAGCCAGTCATGCGACCATCGTAATCTTGCTCGTTGCGATCCATCACAAGGTTATAAAGATCCTCACAGCGATTCAGAACCTTGAGTTGAATTCGGTCAGTCTTCATCAGGTTGACCATACGATATTTGAACTCTTGGTTCAGGTCGAAGCTGGCAGCGAAATCAAGGTTAGCTTCCAGATCCCAGATGTGACTACGCTCAGGCGCGGGGTTGTTCATGATGTCTTCTTCTTGCTGTTGCATGGATACCATTATATCACACTCCTTGGTCAATGTCAAAGGTTATTCTTGATTTTCTCACCGATGCGGTCTACAATCTTACGAGTGGTGCCCCACCCCTTGTTCAGCTTGCTAGACAAAGCCTTGATGTTAATCCTCCCATTCTCGCACACAAAATCAGGGCTATCGACTAGGCTGCGAATAATGTTACGCTCATCATCAGAAAGGGACGAGGGGAGATCATCAAAGAACATATCAAAGTAGCTCTCATTCACAGAGTTGTCTTCGACATGGATAATCTCTTCGTTGGAATCAATAGGCATGGCATCACGATTGATGTTCTGTCGCTTGGTAAGCCTAGCGCCTTTACTGTTCTTGAGGTTCCACAAGCAAGTCTTGAGATACTTGTCAAAGCCCTTATCGTTACAGAACTGCTCAAAAGGCTTGCCCTCCTTACGCTCATAGCCACGAATAGCATCCATGACTGCGATCCATAGATCTTGCGTATTATCATCATGGTCACAGATCGCTACATCACCCGAAATAGAGTGGCCGATCTTGTGGATGAGGTTGCCGTACTTCTTCTGAATAAGCTGGAGTTGCTGATCGTTCATGCCCCTATTATAGCACAAGATCCAGCCCTTGTCAAGCTGGATCTTGAATTTTCGGCCCACTTGGGACCTGACCGTTTCAGGTGTCTTTAGAAAACGGCTACCCCGCACACACGCGAGCTTTACAAATTTCAGCCGTGCTGCTTTTTCATCTCGGAAATCTTCTTAGGACCTTTGAACTGCCCAGGCTTCATCATGCCTTTCTGTGGTCCCTGGTGCATTTTGTGTGCCTCACATTTGCAAGGTCTGTCACCAGGGGCAAAGACACAAGAAGAGAGAACAACAAGACCAGTAAGAGCCATTACAAGTTTCTTCATATCAATACCTCCTAATGTATTTACTTAGGTTCCATGCGGAAAGGGATAGGGTCTCCCAACTCCATAGCTACCATATACAGTTCATCACGAACTTCACGAACCCTTTGGTAGCTCTCTCGATACGCACCTTCACTTCCAATACCCTTAGCAAATGCCATGTGGGCTTTCTCTGCGTATTCGAGTCTCTTTTCCAGTTCTTTTCTTTTTTCTTGTAGAGTCATCAGGTATTACCATCCTTCCATTGTTTGTAGATCCACGCCATTGTACAGTAACTGTCAGTCTCGTTTTGCTTTGCGGCTGCGATGTTTCTGTACCCTTGCCATTCGTCTAGTTCGGTTTGTAATGTTGTTGGTAGTGCCGAAGCACCAGCACTTAAATCATTTTGGTATATGTAAAGTAAAGTCCCGCTTGGGGATAAACATCCGTCAATTGCCTCGTAACTCATCCTTCTCTAATGCATCAAAAAGAGATAGCATCTGATTATGTAGCCTTGCTGCTACATCAAGATCAGGATGTTCTTCAGGAATATCTCCAATAAGACTGACGAGAGCCTCAGCGATAAGATCTGCATCCCAACAGGACAGGATAACAGAACCATCAATGTTTCCATTGTGATCGTTTAGAATTCTCATGCTTTGACCGCTCTGTGAATCATGTCAGGAAAACAAATCTGGTTCATGAAGTGAATGGCTGTCATTGGATCACTATCCCATAGCCACTCACGCTCATCGACAAACTTCTTTGCTTCTTTGATGTCTGTCTGTGCGACATCCCACTCAAGAGTGATCTGAACTTTCATAACTATCAATCATTCTGTTAAGGTAAAACTGTGCTTTCTTGAGATCCTCTAGCTGCTTGCCTTTGTAGCCTGCGCGCATGAGGTATTTAAGGATGTTACCCAGGCAGTATCCCTGAAACTCACTCTGGCTCAGTTTAGCCTCAATAACATCAAGAGTTTCCACACCCCCTGCTGTGTAATGATCAGGATGGTTTACCATGTCAGGCTCAGAGAAGCTTTCGTGAGACTTGTAAACTTTTTGGCTCATACGATCATAAATCGTAGGAGGGTTCTTGTAGCTATAATTGGCGTTAGCCTTCATAGCTTCGTTGTCATACACATCGAAGTAGTCACTCATGGTATATTATACCTGTCCCCCCTCAGCAATCACCATCAAAGTCTGATCTTCTTCGTTGTACTCGTCCCAATCCCACCACATAGGCTTGGGGCTGCCCCAGTTCCAAGTGGCAAACTTACGCTTTTCCTGACAGTAGAACCTACGATAAGCCTCTACACATTCGTCACCCTTGAGGTAGTCAGGCATACATTGAGGAGGATCAACCCAACCAGCAGCAGGAAGGGCAGGAGGAGTGAAACACAGGACATGCCCAAGCTTGCTCCAAGAAAGGTGATGCTTCCCTCGACGCTTGTAGAACTCGTTATTAAGCTCACGCCACAGTTCGTAAAGCCACGCATAGTGGTCGTAAGATGCGCGAGTCCAAATAGTGCTGGGGTGATTCTTGTGAGCGATCTTGTAAACTTGATCAGCATACGGACTCTCAGTCACACGATGAGCCGTGGACATGAGTTGAGCGTACTCGATGATCATTTTGCTACAATGCTGGTCACAATGCCACTCGGCGCAAACTCGCGGGTTTTTTGCAAGGAAGAAGATGTTCATGGGCTATATAATACCAGAAGAGTGGTCAGATGTCAAGAAGAATCGACAGATTAGTGGAGAAGTGTTGGCCTGGGTACGAGAAGAAGGGCATGAAAACCATGTTCGGAAAGCGTTACCCTAACTGTGTTAAGAAAAAGAAGAGACTTAGTGAAAACCTAAGACGAATCTCTGAAGAAGGTCTCCACGCTTGGTTTAAGAACTCTAGATCCAAAGGAGGCAAGCCTGGGTGGGTACAAGTTGTATCTGGTAAACCTTGCGCTCGCCAACCTGGGCAAAAGTCCACTCCTAAGTGTGTGTCATCTGCTAAAAGAGCTTCCATGACTCCTGCACAAAGACGATCAGCACAAGCACGCAAGAGACGCGCCGATCCAAATCAAAGATTTAAAACAGGGGCTGCCAAGCCTACATATGTTTCAACAGACAAGCCTAGTAAGAGTAAATCAAAATGATTAACGAAAAGAAAGACGCCTGCTATCACAAAGTTAAAGCACGCTACAGCGTGTGGCCCTCCGCTTACGCTTCTGGTGCTTTAGTAAAGTGTAGACGCAAAGGTGCTGCTAACTGGGGAAACAAAAGCAAGAAAGTTCAAGAGGCTATTTGTTCAGCTTATCTTGATGTGGCTGATGTGCTTATTGAAGGTAGAAAAGGCACCATGCCCAAAAAGTTCTCTGTCAAGAGTGGTGATAAGTCTGCTGCTGGTGGTCTGACTGCAAAAGGTGTTGCTCGCTATCGTGCGGCCAACCCAGGTTCTAAGCTCAAGACTGCTGTTACTACCAAGCCTAGCAAGCTTAAAAAAGGATCTAAATCAGCCAAGCGTAGGAAATCATTCTGTGCCCGTATGGGCGGGATGAAGAAAAGACTTACGAGTGCCAAGACTGCGAATGATCCTGATTCACGCATAAACAAGGCACTTCGTAAGTGGAACTGCTGATATGATGGATCTCGTTGCTGGTGAAAGAACTTATTCTTACGCTGTCTCTTCTGTAGCCCCTGGAACAGAAGCTTCTGGCTTTCCCTTTGTGGACTCGTCAGGTGGAAGAATCAAATGCAACTATGCTAAGGTCATAGTGCATTATGATTATGGTGGTTCTCAAACAGGGGGAGAGAAAGATCATGCTCTTGCTTGGATCGAACCTAGTGGACCTAATCAGCTAACTGCGTTCAGCATGGTAGGTGATCCTAATATTGCTCAGGAGTACACTACCGCTGAAATCGCAGCAGGGAATGTGTCAGGCGTGTTTGGGCAGTGTGTTTTTGCTGCCGTCAACACTCCAGGGGTCGCTGAATTTAAATGTGATAACGGAGCGATCATGGACTCTGTTAATATAAAAGTTGAAGATCACCCCTTCCAAGCAACAACAGGTGATATCACCATAGAAATAACCTATGGCAACATCACCCCATTCAACACTCTTCGCCAGGATCGTTATGATCGAGGCGCGTAACCTCAATCCCTGCCTGCTCACATAGCCAAGTGCCTGTGGAATGGTAGGGATTTTTGTATACCACCCTAGCAATCCCTGCCTGAATGATTAACTTAGCGCAATCAAGACAGGGAGCCAGAGTGACATATAAAGTAGCACCAAGAGAGCTATTTGTCGATTTAGCAATTTTTGCAATAGCATTTGATTCTGCGTGTAGCACCTCGCGCTTAGTTCGCATGTGGTCCACATAATCAATATACTCGCAGTTGTTATCAAAACCAGCAGGTGTTCCATTGTATCCTTCTGCAATAATGTGCGTGTCTTTAACTATGAGTGCGCCAACCTTTGAACGCTTTGCGTGAGAAAGCTCTGACAGCTTCTCTGCCATCGCCATGTAAGTTTCGTCTAGTCTCTCTTGTGTTGCCATATTACCATTGGGGCCAGTTGTCCCAAGTGTTGATATCCCATTGACCAGTATCCATAGGCGTTCCATCCTCCCACATATTGAAGTTAATCTGGATAGTGGGTGCCATGTCGATTGAAGCAATACCATAGCGATAGTCAGTACCAAAGGTATTAGCGTTCATACGAATCCTGTAAGGGGGCTGAATGCCAGGGTAGTTAGGATGATCTTTGTCCTTAATGTAGATCGTGTAACTACCTCCCTCAAAAGTATTGCCCCAGATGTACCAGTCATGAATCTCTGCGACTTGAGATTGTAGAATGATACAAGCGTTGCTGAGATAACCATTGGCATCAGCAAAACTGACAGGGATATCAAAGTGGTTTCCTATAACGAAAACATGACTACCACCAACAGCTTGCAAGGCATCAGCATGGGCTCCAGCCTGTAGACCAATACGAGCCACATAATTATTGCGGATCATACAATGTCCACGACTAGCAATTTTGATAGCATCCTTACCAGTCTCCTGTATATCACAGTTCATGACGGTAGCATGTTGGACATAAACGCCCGTTGTACCACCACGAATTGTGCAGTTTTCTAGACGGAAGTTGGTTGCAAGTGGGATGCCATTATCATCACTATAAACATTAGTGACTGCATACCAGTTAGGAGCAAAAGGTCCTATATCGATAGTGCAATTACGAATGGTTACATTGTGGGCTCTTACTTGAAGACCTGTATAGAATATCTGGTTTTCAATGAGTGCGCCATCAGTAGTGATGACATCTGCCTGCGTAACAGGCGCGAGTAGTAATAATGAAGCGAGTAATTTTCTCATACTGTATGTACCCTACATGGGACACACAGCATATTACAAGACTGTCATGTTGTATGGTACACCCATCAGGACTTGAACCTGAAACCTACAGATTAGAAGTCTGTTGCTCTATCCAATTGAGCTATGGGTGCGTGGCTCCCTGAGTAGGACTCGAACCTACAACCCTTCGGTTAACAGCCGAATGCTCTACCATTGAGCTATCAGGGATTTTTGTCACTTAGCTTCCCTGGCAATCATACCAGAGAGGAGAAGGGTAGGAACCCAGAGTCCGATAAAAATTCCAGCTAGAGGCTCCTGCTGAAAGTAAGTAAGGACAGAAAGAGGGATGCTGGCGTAACCAGCGAAATAACAAAGTTTAGTAAGATTTTTCATAGTTCTATTTCGAGAATCGAGATTTGATAGACCAGCCGCAGTAAGCGACGAAGGGAGTAAAAACTGCAAGCTTTGCAGGAGCAGTCATAATAATTTCACATGCTTGACACATAACTTATTATAGTCGAAGTTGTATGGTAGCTGAGACGAGACTCGAACTCGTAAGCCCTACTGGGCGTCAGATTTTAAGTCTGATGCGTATACCGATTCCGCCACTCAGCCATGGTCCTCCAGGGTGGAATCGAACCACCGACTTACGCTTTATAAGAACGCCACTCTGACCCCTGAGTTACTGGAGGATAGGTCTATAAAAGAGCGAGGAGATGCGTTCTGTCAGCCGTCGTTACCTCGGGCTTCTCCTCACTCTATAATACCAAACTGGCCTAGATTGTCAGGCGGAAACCTGATATTTTCTAGTGTTCACGATTTTAACACCAGCCTTGGTCACGCGGGGGAAGTAATAAGCCCCCTCTTCTTTCGGCACAAGCTGCTTCAAAATACAATCCGCAACTTTGTCTGCGATATTGTTCTTGATGAAGCGTTTAATGTTTCTGGCTCCATACTCTTGTGAGTAGCCATGATCAATGATGTAATCAATAAGAGGGCTAGTTCTCTGAATAGGTAACTCCTCTAATTGTAGCTCTGCGATCTTTCGCACTTCCTTTCTGGTAAGGGCTTGGAACAGAACCAGATCATCAATACGGTTAAGGAACTCAGGACTAAAGTGTCGCTTGATAGACTTTCGGATAACCTCAGAGGTTACTTTCTCGTCTACTTCATCCTTCTTACCAAAGCCCACAGGGTCACGCTTTACTTCTGTGAGTCCTTGGTTAGATGTGAAGATGAAGATAGACTGGCTAAAGTCTAACACGGTTCCCATGTTATCGGTGCAAGTGCCATCGTCCAGAACCGATAGAAGGAAATCATAGAACTTGTGGTGAGCCTTTTCAATCTCATCGAACAGGAAGACCCAACGATTGGATTTCTCAGCTTTCTCAGCCAGGAGACTCTTCTCTGTGTGTCCGATGTATCCTGGGGGAGATCCGATAAGCTTGGCATATTCATGTGCGTGTGCATACTCAGCGCAGTTCACTTTCATAAAGTTACCGCTGAACTGCTCACCTAGCAGCTTCGCCAACTCGGTCTTACCAACGCCTGTAGGCCCCACGAACAGGAACGAGGCGTGCCCTGTGAGCCCAGAGGCCATTAGCTTCAAAGCCTTCACAACGGCCTCTATGGCGTCTCTCTGGCCTATGATATTGTCCTTGAGGTACTTCTCCAGATTGTTGATATCATCAATAGAGGAGAGCATGTAGCTATTCTCCTCGGTCCCTAGCTTCTCCTTGATGGTCTTTCTCAGGTTATTGAGAATCTCATTGTTCTCATCTGCAAAGAATGTCTGGGCATTTAGATCTGAGCAGACAAAATCGAGAGCGAAGGGAGGGTAGAGTGTGATGATGCTTTCGTAAACAGAATCAAGGATCTCGATGTCACCATCTTTCTCCATGAAATCATCTACGAAAGCATCACCATCTACAATAAGTTTCCTAACCAAGAACTCCTTGTATTCACCCACATTGACAGGCTCATCAGCCTGACTGATTCTCTGCTTAATAGTGTTGTACAGAGATCGTTCTTTGCTTAAGTCCAACCCACGAACTTGAAGAATGAGGTTTAGTTCGTGGTTTACAATCTTATAAGTTTTCTTTTCAGTCATTGATCATGTTATCCAACTCAGAGAAAATAGAATTTTCTTTACCGCTACCAGAAGCTTTAGTCTTTTCTACACCTTGGTCCTGCAACTTAATCATCAGGCCCATGATTTTGACTACATTATTCTTCGAGGCTTGAGCAACTTTAAGTGCATCAACCATCAGGCCCTTTGCTGCGGCATCCTGAGGGTTCTCATCCACCATGGCTCTAAAGAATCTGTGAGCGTCTAACGCTAACTTACGATCCTCTCCTGCCTCCTCGATAAGCTTCTTAGCGATTCTCTGAATCCTAGTAGGACCCATGATATCGTTCTTGGGGACATAGTTACTGGGCATCTTTACGATCCTCCACATATTTATCTATGTACCAAGAACACATTTCCTTGAATTCTTCTGCTGTGAATACCATCCCAGCGAACTCAATATCAAATTCTTGACTGTCCATCATTGTTTCTTCTTGCGATCAAATCGCTCAAAATCGGAATACTCCGACACATAGCTCATGTCAGCGTAATCCTCTGATGTATTATAGCGAGAAGAAGAGAATTCTTTACTCTTATTCTTGTTATTCCTACGCTTTGCTCTGCGCTGCTGCTTAGGCCAATGGTCTGAATCTCTCCGATAGGTCTTTCCCATTATTCAAATAAACCAAAATCATCTTCCTCATCCCATTCAAAATCATCATCTTCTTCCTCTAGGTTAAGGGTGGAAATGCGCTTGGCAACTTTTCCATGAGTTGGAAATGTAACAGACACACACTCAAGATTATGATCCCAATAGAGAAGGGCACATTCAGGATCCTCTTCTGTCATATCGTATACTGTGTTGTACATGCAACAGTTCAGGTAATACTTGTAGAAATCAGGATCACTTTCAAGCGAAAAATCCTCTTTGATCTTACGCTTAGTATCACGATTCAGATAAAACTGCATCTGAGCAATCGTGATGTAAAAACCTCGTTCGTCTGTGCTTAGAGGTTCCCTAAATTCGCCTTGCATCATTGTAAATATGACAGGAGGGGCTTTCGCCCCTCCTGAGATGCTCAGTTCAGAGCGAGTTCCTTACCATATGTACTCGTCAGTTCCCAAAGTTGTGAGTTATAATCCACATCTTTTTGGATGTTGTTGATAGCTCGCACTTGGCGACGAGTCCTCTGATTCACAAAACCCCCTCGGATGAGGTTCTCCTGCACCACATTGAAAGTGGTCCACAGGTCTTTGTTTTGGTCCTCCACACGGCGAACATTGAGCAGATTCTGAATCAGACCATCATCTGCACCATCCTTCCAGCGGATCTTGGCAGCATCAGCAGCATAATCCTTCGCCTGACGATCAGTAAGGTTAATAGTCTGCCACTCGTCCATGACCTCAGCAGCCTTAGCGGTGCTCTTAGAGATATTGCGGCTGGCAGCAATAAGCTGGTCCTTCATCATCTCACCCCTGCGGTGACGAATGTGGATCTTACCGTAGTCAACATCCGAGATCACAAGACCGTTAGAGCAGACGAGACGGAAAATACCACCTTGCAGACGGTAGCCAGCAGTTCCGTTGTGGGAGTTCATGAGCAGAAGCTCAGGAATAGTTTCACCGACTTCGGTGTGTCGGTCACGCACATCACCCTCTTTGCGGAAGCGAATAATGTGCTTGGCGTGTTCCCTCTTCCACTTGCGAGGGTTTACTTGCTGGGCGCTGTAAGCACGCCAGCCCTCTTCCTGTAGCACCTCGATGACCTCGGTGGTGGGCAGGAATTCGTATCGGTTAGACAGGTCTCGGTGCGATTGAGAAAAGACCGCAGGAGCCTTGGTACGCAGTAGTTCTTCGTTGTAGATAACCATCAGTTGTTTCCTCCGTAAATTTCTTGGAATGCTTGCTCGCGGCTGAGTCCACGCTCCTTCTGCTCCTTGAGCATTCGGAACCGCTTGCCAGTCGCCTTAGTATACTCTTCGATGGAAGCGTATGCAACCACTTTGTCGGATTTTTTGAAAGCCTTGTCGAGAGGGTCCTCTTTGAAGACATCAGAGATGATCCCCTCGATCCAGGCTTCCAGTTCCTTCTTGTCGGTGTTCTCGTTCATGGTGCCCTATTATACCACACCCTGAGAGATTTGCAAGACTAAATCCCTAGAAAATTTCTGAGGTCAGCGAACTTCTCGTCTGTTGCAAAGTTGTCAAGATCCTTGCGTTGGAACTTGGTGTCACCATAGGAGTACCACGCACCACTCCTAGTCACATGACCATCTTCCATCAGGCACTCCAGTAGACCCTCATACGCATCTAGTCCAACATCATAGATCAACTTGAAGGGGACTTCTTTGAATGGCACAGACACTTTGTTCTTTTTGTTTCTTACTGTGCCTTTGATCCCGATGATCTTTTTGTTTTCATCTTTCAGTAGGTCAGAAGTTTTATTCGAGATCGTCTTGAGATTTACGCCGAGGTAATACTCTAATGAGTTCCCTCCTGCGGCCATAGTGGTTGGATCGCCATACATCACGCCAACTTTGTTGCGTATCTGGTTGATCACTACTAGACCAACTTTGTACTTACGCATGAGTGGGTTGATCTTTCTTAAACACGCACCCGTAGTCTTAGCTCTTACTGCACCCTGCATGTTATTTCCATCGTAGTTCTCTGCGTCAAACTCAGCCTTTGAAGGCGACACAGCAATACTATCGTATGCAATAATGATTGGCGTATCCTTGTCAGTCTCGCGGATATCTTTGATTGTCTGCTCCATGACATTGAAACAATCTTCAAGTGTTTCAGGTGCAACATAGATCAGCTTATCAGGATCAATTCCTAGTGACTGTGCGAATACTGGGTTGTAAGCATTTTCTGAGTCCACAAGCATGGTGTAGTACCCTTGTGCTTGCGCCTCTTTGAGAATGTGCGTAGCAAAAACTGTCTTCGCAGTTGACGCTTCGCCATGAAACTGAGTAATCATTCCGATGGGAATACCCTTCTGGTAGTCACCAGAAATGATCTTGTTGAGGGCGTAGTTTCCAGTCGAAACAAAGCCCATATCTAGCACTTCTTCAGATAGTAAGCCTGCATTCCGCAGTCTTCGTAAGACATCATCATCCATGTACTATTATAGAATCTTTGACTTTTTGGGGGTGCGAAAACACCACTTTTTGTATGCCCATCTTCTTGATCAGCGACATGCAACAAGAGCAGGGTTTCGCAAGATTGTTGTTCATGCGATACACATAAATGGTGGTGCCTTTGAGATTGATACCCTGGCGAACAGCAGTGTAAATTGCGTTCGACTCAGCGTGTAAAGTACAAAACAGACCCGACCCATAGATTGGGTGGGTCCTGTGGTCGTTAGGTGCCTTGCAGAGAACTTTGTTACCTCTAGCAATAGCAGCACCTAACTTAAAGCGTTGCTTTGACTTTTTGGCAGCGGCTCTCGCTGCTCTCATCGGCGGCGGCTCACTGCCAGCCTCTTCGGAATACACCTTCACCTTGAATGTTATATGCTGGATGACAATTACCTAGGAACTTGTAGAGGGTTCCAGGCTCTTTCTCTTCTGGATCACAGTTAGGGCAGTGGGTAGGAGGGTCTTCCATGTTCTCACTGATCGACTGGAATGTCTCGAACCCAGCCCCACACGCACTGCACTCATACTCATATAATGGCATCAGCGACTATCTCCTGATCCTGAGATCTTATTGCGCTCTTGACGGCTTCGCAGCTTTTCGATGTTAACAAGAGCAATATCACCCAGAAAAGCATCCAACTCATCCGCAATAGCAGATACATACCAAAGGACATCCCCAAGCTCCTTGATGAGCATTGTTCTGTCTTCTGAGTTAAGCTTTCCATCCTTGTCTCGCATAACCTTTTTAATCTTCTCACAGACCTCGCCAGCTTCACCAGCAAGACCGAGAGCAGGGTAGTAAAGGTTGTCTCCTCTATTAGGATAGATAGCGGTCATACCCGCACGAAGTTGATATTGGTTAAAGCTTTCGTAATTCATATCAGATGTAGTTAACATGTACGGGGTTGTCTTCGATCATGTAGTTCATGAAACGATTCTTGTTATTGAACATGCATCGCTCACAGGTAGGAGCCCTGAACTTATCATAGCGTTCCTTCTTAGATTCTGACTCCCAATACTCCTTGAAACTTTGGTCTGCGATGGAGCCCATATCACCAATGTCGTTGTATGCATTGTTGCAGCAAGTGTATACTTTTAGATCACCGCCGATGTAAGTGTTTAGATGCATGTAAGAACAGAAGTCGTAGTCAGGTCTGTGTTGCTGTAGGTCAGAAATTCTATCCCCGAACAGATTGAAGACTTTAAACTCATCAGTCTCGAAGTCTTCCTTGGCTCTTCTGGTAAGCTCCTTTGCCTCCTCCCAGTGTTCTTTGTGGTAATCAAAGTCCTCTGGAGTGAAGACAGCACTAATGCGAACATTGTCTACACCAAGCTTACTAAAGATTTCTACAGCGTCATAGATCTCGCGCCAGTTCTCTTTTGTAACAACAAACCCCACTCCAATAACAAGGTCTGAATCTGGACGAGCTTCTCTGGCTTCTACAACCTTTTTGATATTGTCGAGTGTTCTCTGGAAGAATGTAAGAGGCACCTCTCTTACAGCAGAGTAAGTCTCTGCCTTACCAGCATCAATTGAGAAGCGAACCCACTTTCCTTGTGCTAGGATCTCTGGGACGCCTTCACGCATAATAGTTCCGTTGGTGACAAGAGCTAGATCTAAGCCTTTGTCTAGCGTGTGCTGGAAGATCTCTTTGTGTTGTGGGTGAACTGTAGGCTCTCCACCACCTGTGTATTGCAGTGCTTTTACACCCATCGCAGCGCAGTCATCAAGAATCTCAATGCACTTCTCATATGGAATCATGCGGTTGGGATTGTTGTTGATCATACCCTTCACCGCATCATACTCACCAAAGTTTTTGTTGGAAGTATAGCCCTCCATGCGGTATGCACAGAAAGAGCAGTTATGGTTGCATAGATCAGCTATGATAAGCTGAACTTGCAGAGGAGTAGGCTGCTCTCCCTTCTTGAATTGTTCTATCTTATCTGTGTGGTGCGCCGCCTTAAACGGGCTGTAAACATTAGGATCTGTCTTCATTGCCGTACCTCTTTACTTCGGGATTGAATCCCCCAGAATCATCCCCGTCTAAAACTGTATTGATCATGTGGACTAGCTTAGTGTCTATTGCTTTCTTAAGGCGAGACCTTTCCATAACCAACTTTACATCTTCAACAGATGCCCAAGCTCTGAAAGAATCATCCTCACTTTCCATGACCTTATCTTTCAGAGTGAATAGTTTGAAGTTAATTATGGACAGTCTATCCACTAGCTCTCCCATGCTAACAAGTTCTAGCAGAGGTTCTGTACAATTATAGCTTCCATCGTAGGATTCTACGGCTGAATTAACCGATTTATTTACAATTTCACTGAAATCCATATTCATTCCTCATCCAATCAATTACTTCATCTACGCTATCATCCAATGAAATTTCAGTTACGAATCCTAGTAGATCCGAAGCTTTGCTTACATCAGGGCTTCTCACCTGAACATCATAAAGGAATGGATCTTCATGGCGTAGTGTAGGCTTATCTCCATGTATTTTTTCCCAAACCATCTCTGCTAACTCCTTAACAGATGTGGGTTCGCTGGAGGAAATATTAAAGTCGTTGTTCTCCCCCTGTGGAGATAGCATTGCAAGCCTAATTCCACGGGCAATATCTTTGCCGTTGGTATAGTGTCTGATTTGATTGCCTTCTCCTAGTATGGGAAGTTCATCATTAGGTGACAGCTTGAAAGACTTGTAGATTAAGTCGGGTAGCACATGGCTGAGGAGCATTTTTATATTACCTTGAGTGGTTTCCTCAGCACCTAAAGCTTCACCCTCTCCTACTCCGACACAATTAAACGGTCTAACAATAGTGTAGGGTACACCGTATTGTTCTTGAGCCCCTTTACAAAAGTATTCTACAGCTAACTTCTGGAACCCGTAAGTGCTTAGAGGAGGTGGACAGCTTACCGTTTCTGTTTCAGGTGTTGGGTATACATTTGTATTCTCAAACACCATGCTGCTGGATAGAGCTACAATTCTTTTCAAAGATCCGCTCTTCCAGAGCTTGATAGCTAAATCAAAGGTGGATGCTAAAATCCTTTCGTTAGTTGCTAGAAGATCATAAGCATACTTGTGAAAGTAGCTAATGCCCCCGATCATGGCCGCTCCCGCTATGATGTAGTCAATGTTCTCGTTTCCAAGTTTTTCCATCATGGGCTCTGAGTCAGTAGCATCTGCATGTACAAAACTAAAGTTAGGATGCTCATCAAAAGCCTTCGCAACTTTTCCATACTTGGAGAAATTGTCTAAGCCTATAACCTCAAAGCCATTATCTAGTAGATCCTGACAAATGTAAGAACCTATGAACCCATGACTACCTGTTACTAATACTTTCATTTTATCTTCCTGGCTTTCCATTTCGTGCGTGATACACCACACCATCATTATAGGCGTAGGCATACGAGTTGTTCATCCAATTCAGTCTGTGAACCTTCTCATGAAAATCTCCCTCAATGTGAGAAAGTAATTCATCCCCCAAACACTGTTCTGATGTCAACTCATTTGTAACCTCTATATTAGAGAAACACTTTGTAGTCATTCCAAACTCTCCTTCCAATAAAAATAATTGAGGCATAAAGTCTGTAATGCGGTCATGCTGATATCTATTACCGCTTTTATCCTTCAAATTGTCGGTAGATGCATGAAACCTCTGTCCTATGGCTTGTGATAGACAAGCTACCTTCTCTTTGTCTCTCATTACTTCGTGTAGTCTGTTAAAATTAGTTGGATCTGTGATAAGAGTATCTCCCGTCAAAGCGACATAGTAATCCATCTGAGGTGCAGCATAAAAAGAACTAAATATTTTACTAAAGTTACGACTAACGCAACGGGCCTGATAAAAATGGTTAGGAAACTCTTTACTCATGTCTGAGACAAGGAAATATTGGTCTACTAAATCTTTAATGATTTCTAAAGATTCATTAAGCCCTCCGTCATCAGAATGAACTACCACAAAGTATGGATCAATAGAGGCTTCCTCTTTAATACTCTGTATGTTACGAAGAACAATGTCATGTTCATCAAACATACTAATTCCTATTCCAACTCTCATTTTTGTACATAAGCAGTGGGGCACAAGTAGTCTAAAGTTTTTACTCTAACTCCTTTACTTTCAAAAAACTTATCCACGCCTAAGCTTTCTGACCATTGATGATAACCATATTCATCAAAAACCACTAAGCCTCCTGTAGACACTCGATCCCACAACGCTTGAAGTGCGTCGTAAGTAGGTTGTTCAAGATCTAAGTCTAAGTAAAGGAGAGATATCTTAAACCCTGGTCGGTCATGAACAAAATCATATGCGCTTTCACGAATATCCCCCTTCACTAACTCATAATCGCATTCTGAAAATCCTGCATTTTGAATAGTATTATGCAAGTAGTCCCACGCAGCCTCATCATGGATGTAATTTCTACTATCAAATAGGTCTTTCATTTTAACCAAATCATCACCCACCAAAGAGCGAAGAAGTGAGTCTGTATCAAAGAAATCAAATCCTATAACTTTTTTAATAGAATTAGGAAATAATAGCTTCTTTAGTTTAAGCCAAGTTAGTATCCCTGATCCCTTAAAAACCCCGCATTCTACAATATCCCCAGGAACATCCTTTACTTGTTCTGCGAGTAAACATCGAGCCATTAACTTAGAAAAAACTTTAGTATCAGAACTAAAGATAAAAGAATTAAAGGAGTCATATAACTCCTGAGAAGTATTGATAATCTGTTTTTTATTATTACTAAATTCCATCTTTACCCTCTATAGTGCGCTAAGAAGTATCGTAAATCTTCAGGAGTTCCTAATCCCCACATCTTTTTGATGGGGACGGTCATTATCTTTTTATCATCTTTAATTGCTTCATTAAAGACAGGACAAACATAAAACTCTTCATTGACCCTGGTATCATTTTGAATCATTTGCTCTGCATACTTCACATAATCAGAGCCCTTTTTCCAATAGTAAACCCCTACTGTAGCGAGGTCACTGATAGGCTTTTTCTCTGCTACCTCTTTGACAAAACCCTCTGAGTCTAGTTTGGCGAAGCTCCACTTGGGGTGCGTAGCTTGAAAGGTAAGCATCCCACCATCACAACTAAATTGATCCTTCCAATTGGGCGTCTGAAACTCAATGAATTGATCAGAATTTGCTGTGATCAGAGGAGTATCATTATCAATAAACTGTTTAGCGAGCAGTGTGGTACACGCTGCGCCCTCAGTCACGCCATTAACCTGTACTATCTCACAACCAGGGCTAATGAGCCTTAGCAAGTAGTTCAAAGCGTACTTTTCGTAATGCTCTTTTTGTACTATGAAGATGTGGCGACCATCTAGATTAAGGTTCTCTACAACCTTTTGAATCATAGGCTTTCCATTTACCTCTATTAGAGGTTTTGGGAAAGTATATCCCGCCTTTTCAAAGCGAGAGCCTGCTCCTGCCATGGGAATTAGAATATTCATAGCTTAATACTAGGTGTTACCTCTGTGGCGTTGGCAACCTCAACCACCTTAGCTCCAGTGATTTTAGCCGCCTGTAGCCCTTTGGGAGAATCTTCTACTATTATAGTGTTGCTTGGAATACAATTCAGCATAATCATAGCGTTTATATATCCCTCAGGGTGAGGTTTTGGATGAGTGATGTCTTCATTAGATATGAAACAGTCCATGTATTCTAATACACCACATCTTTCTAGCATTAGCTTGGCTGTCTTTCTAATAGAATTGGTTACACACCCTAGTTTATACCCTTCATCAAGCAGTCTTTCCATTAATTGTACTTTGCTATCGTCAATTACACAAAGATCTTCTATAACTTGGGTCGTTAGCTCTTGTTTCAAATCTGAAATAGATTTCACTTGATGCTCTTTTATTAGGCCCTGTGCTACCAAAGTTTGAAGCTTTACCCTTGTTGGTAGTCCATTAAATCTAGTCTCATGATCATGTCTAGATATCTCATAATCAGCTACCTCTCGCAAAGCTCTATTTAAAGCTTCGTAATGCCAATCACACGCATCTACTAAAACGCCATCCAAATCAAACAGAACACATTTATTCATAACTTATTATAGCCAATCGGAGCATACGCCCCATAACTCTCCGTTAAAGTATACCTCTGGATATTTCCATACATAACCCTTTGAAGTCAGGGTCATCTTATCATCTTGGTGCCAAAAACAATGTACATCATTCATCATCATTTGTTGCAAAGCAGCCTCGTTTTTGGCATGACAGAAGAACATTGGGTTCTTTAAGAAATTTAGGTCTACTGGGTGCGTGGGTAGATCATGCCCAGTATAAAACTTTTCATTTTGATACCAGACATCTACCTCAACATAATGACTAGCAGCAGCCGCTAGTAAGTATTCTGGTTGATTCTCAAGACTAAAGTTTCTACCTTTTGTATTGCCTCTATGTGCTATCTTTTTCACTTTCTCATCCCCTTGAATACTGTTACATCATACTTGTCGTTTTCCTCTAGGATGCTCTTGAAAAAGCCTACATCCACTCCTAAAGTCTCACACAGCTTGTTTAGCGCATTAGTGTCCTTAGGCAAACACATTCCTCCAAATCCTCTGAAAGATTTATTGCAATCCAAGTATTTGTCAGGAATGTGATCCAGTAATGTCATGCAGTTCTTAACATTTGTGTAGTTCGCTCCTAGCTTCTGACAGACTTCAAAGAAGCTGTTGGCAAAAGTTATTAGAGTGGCATTGAATGTATTGTTAAAATACTTTGCCAGTTCAGCTTCAACACAAGGTAGCATCTTAAACTCTTTGGGATACTTTCCATGAGACTCAACGATTACATCATAAGCCCACCAATCAGTTGTACCTACTATGCACACATCATGATTTTCAGTGAAGTCCACCTCCGCGCACCGCTCTCGAAGAAACTCAGGTACAAAGCAGATGTTTAGATTTTTAAATTTGCTTTGTAGTCTGTCTGTTGTTCCTGGGACTACAGTTGATTTTATAGCTACGATCCCATCATAATCCTCTTTAGCGAGTGACTCAACAACTCCTTCTACAATTGAGGTATCACAAGCTCCGTCTTCTCTAGATGGAGTTGGCACACAAAGATAGCAGACATCTGTGTCCAGCACATCACTCAAGCTGGTGCCTAGTTTGATGTCATGAACATGTACATCATGTCCTAATTTATCAAAGCCATATTTTATAGCTGATCCTACAACACCTAATCCAACTATGCCGATTTTCATTGTGTGTGCCCCTTTGATTCTCCTCTTACGAAGTGGTAGGTTATACAGTCTCGGGTTATGTAAGAAACATATCCTGCTCTCTGCATTCTGTCATGAATCACTACATCTCCAGTAACTCCAGCCTCCACGGCAGGTAAAGGCCCATGCTCCACCCAATCAGACCTCTTCATGAGCCAGGAGCAGCCGTCTGTGCGGTTTATAGACCCTAGCGTGGAGGTGAACCCATAGGGCCTGTTCCATAGCTGTAGGGAGTCCTGTAGGGTTAGGAGAGGCTTGACTGCATTTCTAATTAGGAGTCCACAAAGACTCTCAAAAGCCTCCATGTCCATGGTATCAAAGCTGTCTCCCAAGCTTGCTACGATGTGTCTACTGTTTAGGTTTCTATCTGCATTCTCGATAGTGTTCGCTTGAAGAACAAAGTTTTGATCTTTCAAACTCATCGCTTGATCATACAAGCTCAAAAAAGAATCCTCAGAGAATACTTGATCAGACCCACCTCTAAAGACAAAACCATCTAGAGCTTTCTCATAGCCTAAATTCCAGCAAGCGTAAAGGTTAGTAAGAAAATTATCATCAGGCTCATCGTAGTATGCGACTTCAGCACCGTATTCATCGCAAACCTTTACAATCTCCTCTGTTACCTCTGGAGATATCTTAGAGTTTCTATATACAACAACTAGTAGCTTTTTATCACACTCTAACTTTGAGAAGCCAGCGTAATTTACTATGTTATCTAAATGCCCTTTAAGTAGGTGAGCATCTCGACCAATTATTGTGTAGTAAGTAAAGTTCATTTATTCACCTCTAGTCTATGGTAAATGTCGGGTCCATTTGGCGGATTATCTAAAACCCTTGCGCGAACAGAGAAGTTGACATCATCCCAACCGTATATTTTTCCATTCTCAAAAAGCGCCTTATCCCTGTCAAAGAAATCAAATGTTCTAGCGGTTAAAGGCATCTTGTGTGTAGGGTCTGTCCAGTAATTGTCCGATCCTGCGTGAGGTGATATTATCTGAATGATGGCCTTGTCCTTGCATATTCTATAGAGTTCTCTTGTAATGGTAATGAACTCCTCAGGATTGAAATGTTCAAAGATATGCTTTAAAACCACTTCATCCACCGAAGAATCTTCAAAAGGCCAGGGAAACACCCCTAAATCGTGGCTTACATCACATCTGCATGATCCCATATCGACATTGACATAGCCCTCCATATAATCATTGCCACACCCTAAGTTAAGCTTCATAGTAATCCCTCCGCAATATTGTATAAGTGTTTTGCATACTCAAAGTAACTAAGATCTTCAACCTGCTCCCTTCTCGATTTTAATGGCTCTATGATCTTAGTTAATATTCTTTCTAGCTGGTTAAGATTGTCAGGCTCATAAATGTAATCTGGAACGAAGTCTGTTCCAACCCATCCAACATTAGAGCTTATTACTGGGACTCCCTTTGCCAAGGCTTCGATGACTGCCATAGGTCCACCTTCCCACAGAGAGGGTATGAAGAGATAATCCATAGTATCATAGTGTTGCGGATAATTTTCGTAAGACTCATCTTGGTGATAATCAACATCAACACCATTACTCCTTAGTTTGTCTACCACACCGTCCCAATCTTTTCCCACAAACATGAATTTGAAACTTTTGGCTATGGAAGTTTCCGCTAATTTTAGCATAAAATCATAGCCCTTGCCTTCCCACCGACCCCTTTGAATAATTCCAAGCACTGGCTTTTTCAAATCAAAACCATCCCTGATCTCAGCGGGGTACATCACGCTCATTTTATCCTCAGAGTAATATGGCTTTATCATATCATAGTATCGGCTGGTCATATGAATGATGTGATCCAAGCTAGTAGCATACCCTGGAAAGGTTCTTATATCATTTCTATCCAAGTGTGTCAGCATACCTATATCGATGGTGCTGGTTTTACCACGATAGCAATTGTAAAGATCGACATAGAAGTTGACATCGCAATTCAAGTCAGGTTCATGAGATACCTTACTGTTACATAATTTTTGAAGTTCTGTGTTTATCCTATCTGCGATCTTGGTTAAGATCCAGCCACTATTTACTGTCACTATGTTGAAGTTCATTTATGTCGCTCCTAACCATTCTGCTAACTAACTCTGCGAACTCGACCTTGGGTTTCCAATCTAGAACTTCCCTAGCCTTACTGCTATCCCCTCTTAGACAATCGACCTCGGCGGGACGCATGAATCGGGGGTCTTGTTTTACAAAAGGTTCCCAATCCGATATGCCTACCTCCGAAAATGCTGCGTGTAAAAAGTCTTTTATGGAATGAGACTCCCCAGTCGCCACAACATAATCATCGGGTGAGTCCTGCTGTAACATTTTCCACATTGCCTCAACATAATCAGGAGCATAGCCCCAATCTCTCATGGAGTCTAGATTACCTAGCGAGATGTGGTCACTTAGACCCAAGTGAATTTTGGCAACCCCATTAGATATTTTTCTTGTAACAAACTCTAACCCCCTGCGCTCTGATTCGTGATTGAAAAGAATACCATTGCAGGCAAACATATCATAAGATTCCCTATAGTTTTTGGTCATGTAATGCCCATAAACCTTAGAAACCCCATATGGTGATCTTGGATAAAATCGAGTGTCCTCTTTTGCAGGATTCTCTACCATTTTACCAAACATCTCCGACGATCCTGCCTGATAGAACTTAACATCCTGTCTGGAGACTCTGATTGCCTCAAGCATCCTAAGAACTCCAAGACCTGTAACCTCACTAGTTTGCTCTGGTGTATTCCAGCTTTCACCCACAAACGATTGGGCACCTAGATTGTAAACCTCATGAGGTTGCGATCTTTCCAACACTCTAAGTAGCGAGTTCTGATCTGTAAGGTCTCCTACTAAGAAGTTTACCTTTCCTTCTAAGTGCTTGGTATTAGTTCTGTTTTTAGAAGAGCACCTACGCTCCAATCCGAAAACCTCATAGCCTTTTTCCAAAAGAAAATCTGCCATGTGGCTTCCATCCATGCCATTGATTCCTGTAATCAACGCTCTTCTTGGTATGGTTGTATCATCGCTTTGCATTGTATACCTCTTTTATTTTCTTCTTGTTTCTTGGATCTCTCTTATCTTTACTTAGCCATACGGGTAGCTCGATGTCTGGGACCTCCTCTACTTTTAGAGTGGTTTCATTTAAGAGACGATCCAAGGCCCAGCCCTCCTGACCTCTAGACTTGTAGTTATCATACTTCTTGATGATTTGATTATCATCAGCAAAGCCCTTATGAATTAAGTTAAAAGGAATCCTCGTTCCCAACTTAATTCCTAGAGGGTGTTGGTTTTTATGAAGTCCTTGCTCTGCATTGAAGTGAAGTTTCCCGTTGTTTCTCCAGAATGCCATACGGCCAGCCTTCATGAAGTGATCATACTCGTCATCCACTCTATGATACTTGTCACTTCTCCATAAGTTGTAATGACCCAATGCCACGCCGTCTACACGCTGCAACTCACAGCCGAATAATATCTCTTCCAGTAGGGTGCGATCTAGTCTACCATCCAGAAGAGTGTCGCCATCCATCCAGAAGATCCATGTAGTATCAGGTTGTTCTTCAAGCAACTTTTCTAGTAACTCTTGCTTGCACAGCAACTCTTCCTCGAATCTGTTAGTTTCTGATTCGATTACATGTACATTTTTGAAGTTCTTGTAGAACTCCTTGCTTCCATCGGTGGATGCCTGATCGTAAATGTAAATCTCATCACAGATCTCCATTGACTTGAACCAGTTCTCCAGATTCCCCAACTCTAGTTCATTGTGAAGCTGGGAGAATCCTACGATCTTAGGCTTGAAGCAATCTCTCCTTTTCCTCATGAATAGGTTGTGATTTTTGTGAGCTAGTGTTGGATCTTTGGCTGCTTGGTTCTCAAAAGATTTCTCATCGTAATGGTTTTGATGAAGCACAATTGGAGAATCTATGATCTCAACAGACAAGCCTTTCTTTTCGATTCTAAACAATAAATCATCATCGTCAAAACCAACTCCATCAGCAAAGTCCTCATCAAACCCGCCCAACTCATCTAAGTTTGTTTTAGTGATACAAGATGTGAAGTGCAGTGGGCGTGGATTAATGGTTGAGTGATTATACCAGCCATCTACATGACCTCCGCTTGAATGCTTTGATAGGAGATTTATCTTACCCTTACCTAAGCTCTCAGTGTCTTCTTTAGTTAAGGCGTATGTAGCATAAGTTAGATAATTTTCGTCTGTAGTGTTTTCGATGGCGTGTCCTATCACATCTCCCACATGATAACACTCTGGGTTCTGTAGCATGATCAGTTCGCCTGATGCCTGCTTAATCGCCCTGTTGAATGGAACACAAGGATTGACATATGTTTTATCCTCAGGTTCAACACGAATCAAATGAATAGGGAACTTATAATCGTTTACGATATCTTCTAATCGTTCCGAATCCACGCTGCCATCGTCAACTACGACAACCTCAATGTTATCAACATGCTTGCTGCTCTGAATAGACTTCAGAGTTTTTTGAAATAACGCCTTCCTGTTAAAATAGGAGGTTACAACACTTAGCTTAATATCTTTTTCCATCGTTCTAGTATTTCGTCTTGACCCAGGGCTTCTGGGTTGTTCTCCGACCCTCTGAAAGGGATCCCAGCGAGCTTGCACTCGGCTTCTACAAGGCCGTAGGTCTCAAACCTTGAGTTATGGTAAACGGCGCTCACAGAGCCGTACAGAGCCTCCTTATTGTCTTCATGATTCTTCAGTTCTACTTGTCCTTTTTCGACAAGAGCAGCAATTTCCTTGTTGAAGTAGGGTAGATCTGTGACTTGTCCATAGAGGTATACTTTCTCAAATCCATCAGCCAGAGCTTGCTTTATTGAAACATGAACTTGTTTATGCTCATCAATACTGCCTACCACACCCGCAATATTATTCTCTGGGTCACTCCATGAGATTTTGTCTACAACAGGTGGAATAATCACTGATGGGTGATTTACACCATGCCAAGCTTTTTGCTTGTTGCTGACGAACTGGATGACATCGTAATGATCGTGCTCGATTCTCTTTAGTGGATAAAGATTAGACTCATGACAACTCAGGATGTGCTTCTTCATATTGCCACTTCTGATTTGTATGAAATGGCTTATGATAGTGTCATGAACCGTGATCTGAGCGTCCTGAATCTTAGCAGCCTTGCACTTATCTAAATGCCAGTCATGAGGACCGTAAAAAGTGCAATCATAACCATTCTCGTTTAACAAATTCGTTAGAGAAATGTGGTGGGCGGTGCTGCCGCCAGGATTGGACCACCCGCTGATAATCTTAACTGTTTGCTCCAACACCTAGCTCCCTGTATAGTAAAAGTCTGTTACCCACCACCTTGTTTAAGTCAAAGTGCTGCTCTGTAATCTTATGAAGGTTCTCTCCCATGCGGCGAACGAGACCTGGGTTCTTCGCAATCGTAGAAAGCACCCTGACCCACTCCGATCTACCTTTTGTGGGGTCGATCAAGAATCCTGTTTCTCCATTCACAATCCACTCGTCGTAGCAACCCACATTTGAACAAACAAGAGGAACTTGATATCGACCACACTCAGCAATCTTAATCTCACTCTTCGAGTCGTTGAACTCATTAGGCTCTAGAGGAGCCAGAGCTACATCCATATTAGAGTAGAAGACTCCATAACGGTCTCCTGGCAGCGCATGATGGATGTTCCAGTTCTTTGGCCCTCTCCAATTTCCCATCATGATTTGCTGATAACGCTTCCACACATCCCACTGCCAATCATCCTCAGGTGTGCCTGGAGGAGGTGCGCCATAAAAGTCCCATCTGCAATTCTGCGGGCCTACACGCTGATTCACCATCTGAGGTACGCCTGCGAAATACTTGACATCCTGCTCATGATGGATGCCTCCTGCCCAACCAAAGCGACAGAACTTTTTCTTGGGAGGTCCAACCTTTTGGTGGTTCCAGCAGGGTAGGTTATAGTCAACAGCGTTACGAACAACGGCTAGGGCCTTCTTGTATCCTATGAAAGGCTTTACTCTTTCGGCAAACTTAGGTTGAGTTACTGTTACTAAATCAGAGTTATTGTAGATGAACTTAGTGATCTCATCTAGCTTACGATCCTTGTATACATTGTAGAGTCGGTGTCCCTCGTATAGATTGGTAAGGAGATCATCAGTATCGTAGTGTACAAACTTACCAAATTCCTTAGCCTTGCCGACTATTCGTGCTGTGTAGTTTGGGCCGAAGTTGGATAAGTTGTTTGTCACAACCACATCAGCCCACTTCATGTCTTCAAAGTCGAAGTCCTCTCTCCACTTACCTGTCTTTTCATCCATGCCGAGAGGGTTCTTATTCATGCGAACTTCTACATCATTCCCATGAAGCTCCTGCAATTTCATGTACGGAGCAATTACGCGATAATATGCACAGCCTCCTTCATTTGCTGGGGCTGCTAGGATCTTTAGTTTGGTCATAATAAGTGAGAGAGCAGAGGGTAGGGGCCTCTGCTCTCTCTATTATAGCCTATACTATTATCCTTCTAGGCTGTTTCTTCTACTTCTTCGTCCCACTCCCAATTATCTTCTTCTTCGGCAGCAGCCTTAGAGGACTCAGAGGAGTGCGCCATGCCAAGAGCAGAGCCGATGGCTCCAAGGGCTCCACCGACATTGACGGTAGTGTCTCCCTTGTGAGGGACAAGAGCCTTGGCTGCCTTAACATAATGCTTTCGCTTACGCTGAGAGAAAAGGGTTACAACGCCCTCCCACGCAGCGAGGCCAGGGAGGAAGGTACTGGCAATACCAAAGCCTGCGTCGATGATAGCTCCTACATCTTCTGCCCCAGGAGTGGCAGGAATGTATGCGGCGTCAGCCTTAAGCTGCTCCTTATCCGCCATCACAACCTGAGTGCCCTCAGGGATCTTGGACTTAATTTCTTCGGGAAGTTGCTCCCAAGGAATTACGGCTCCCTGTTGGCCCTCGGTAAGCTGGTCAGCGGTGGTAAAAACAGTACCATCACCTAGAAGCCCTTCCAGAGCGGCGCAAGAGCCGAGAGCTAGAGGAGCGGCGAGCACGATTGATGCAATAAACCTATTCATGATTGTAGTTTTTTAAGGTATTCGTTGTCAGCGACCTCCTCATTTTGAGGAGAAGGCTCATCAGAGATATCTAGTCCGATGAGGGTGTTAGTCATGTTCTTAACATCCTCATAATCTTCTAGTTTCACAAGAGCGTGGATATCATGCAGAGAATCCATAGCCGCCGATACCTCTGCTTTGCTGCCGAGAGGAGAGGACTTGGGACGAGGGGCAGACTGGTCGTACTTGGGCCATTGTCCATCCATCTCCTTCACGATCTTGAAATCGTGCCCATTCTCGGTATCGGTGATGTCACCGAAGTCCTCATCGAGCATCGCAGCGATGATCTTCTTGAACAGAATCACACCAACAGAAAGGATCTTAGTGTCACCAGACTCTCGATCCACGATGTTCATGTAGTAGCGAGCGCGAGGCTTGATCTGGCGAGCAAGATCCTCGTCCTCCTTCTTGCCCGTCTTCCAGAGGGCGTAGTAAAGATCACAAAGAGGGCACTGCTCCCCATGAACCTTGCGGCAGTGAACATTCTTCACGGTGCCATCAGGCTGCGGGACGCGGTGAATCTTAGTCTCTGCGTAGAATTCCTTCTCCTCGTCCTTCCAAGGCAGGATACGCACAGCGTTACTGCCATCAGGGATTTGGTAGAAGTTGTTAACGAAGTCGGAGTTGCCTCCGCTTTGAGGGTTAGAAAGTTGTTCGTGCTTGCGACGAAGTGCTTCGAGGTCAATAGCCATAGTTAGTTCTCCAGTTATTTGTATAGTTTAGTTTCTTCTCGACGGTTAGCCGAGACTTGTTGTAGCATGTCCTTCTTTTGCTCAAGGGATCGGACAAGCCCCTTAAGCAGTTCGTACTTCATTATAGCCTCATGCACCTCAGATTGGGCGAGATTATAAGAATCATCTGCCATGACCAGATCATCAAGATCCTTGGCTGTCAATTTGGCAGTCGTGCTGTGCTTGTATCCTGAGCGCAGCTTTGCCATCAGTCGAGTAAGGTCAGTCTCCTTATCGTTTGCAAATTTCTTTGCAGTTACCATGAGGCCGTGGTAGTAGGAGTAAATGCTGGCCTGTCTGACCATCTCGTTATCGATGTTATTGGCATCGAACATAACGACCGCATCGCTGATGTCTTTATAGTTATCTACAGTAAAATCATTAAGTGAGTTGATTAGTTCTCTCATCGTGAACCTTGTGGAGTCTTTTCGTGATAAACGGGTCTCTTAGGTCGCTCCACCTGGGGAGCGGGACGCATGGTATTAGAGAGAGGTGTCCGTTGTTTTCGAGCTTGAATCTCTAAAATATCTTGTGCCTTCTCTTCACGGCTACTGATAACCGTACTCTGTCTTGGCACATTTCTTTTCCCGTAAAGAGTTCTGTACCTTTTTAAATCAAGAATGTCGTAGAGGTTGTTAGGATATCTTACTAGAATATCTCCAGCCTTTCCATATCTTGATAAGTTGCTAGGATCTGTTACCTTGCCGTCTGTAAAACCAAACTCGGTAGTAATCTCAAAGAACTGTGCATCTCCTACTGTATTAAATGCACTGTTAGATGCTGGGAAGTTCTTAAACTTCCAGGCACCTCCTTCTTTTATAACGAATCTTCTGGTAACATCCTTAGGGTACTTGTCGAACAGGCTCATTGATAATCTCGAATAGCTTGGGGTTTAGGTTCATAAGCATCAATAACCCTCTAGAGATTAATGTGGTCATCTCCTCGTTCTTCATAGAAATCACACTATCGTCAAGCTCGCTTCCACCCAGACCTCCTAACTCAAGAACAACATGCGTTAATTCATGCAGTAGGACTTCTCTGGTTGTCTCGTAGTCCATGCTTTCTTCTAGTGTGATTTTACCATCATCGAACTCAGTTAAGCCATACAACTTCTCAGAGTCTTGACGCAAACCCTTCTTGATATGTAGGGAATAAGTTCGGTATCCTGCATTTATGCTGGATATATTAGCAGCCTTTAACTTCTTGTAAAATTCATTCATCAAACGCCTCACCCTCAGACATGCGGAGCGTACCATAGTCGATCTGCATAGGAACAGTGAACCTAGGCCGACCGTTGCGAGACTTGATTACATAGCCACGCATCTTGCCCATGTCGAACTCTTCCTCAGTCTGGTTGAGGGACATAGCGAAATCACAGGTACGGATCTTACCATAGGAATCTCCAAGCTCTGCGTCTGTAATGACCTTGACCATGCGACCCTGCCTGTTGGTCTGAGTGGCGGTCCAAATCAGCATGTTATACTCCATGCCAATTCCGCGCAACTCTTCTGCTACACGCTGCTGTGCATGGTACTCCTGCTGCACATCGCGGGTAGGGCGCATAAGTTCAAGGTAGTCCACGATCAGTAGGTCAGGAGTAAACTCCTCGTAGTTCTGTAGCTGAACAATGAGATTTCTAATCGTGTTAATTGAAGCCTGTCCCGTGGGGAACTCTTTGATCACAAGCTGACCATTGAACTCCTGTTGGAACAACTCAAGGCGCTCTTTCACACTAAGCTGAGACTGAGGATCCTTGAGTTTGAATTGAGGGATGAGCGTCATAACAGAATCAAATCGCTGCGCGATCTTATCTTCGCTCATCTCCAAGGAAATGTACAAGACCTTCCTGCCCTCCATCAACGAGTGAACGCCCTGGTTGACCAGAAACAGGGACTTACCCACACCAGGGGGAGCAACGACCATAGCCAATTCTTTACACCCCATTCCCCCTTCGAGGGACTTGTTGATGCCAGGAAGGAAGGTCTTGTACTTGTTCTCTTCTTTCTTATTAAAGAGCCGTTCCCAACGGTCTTTAACAGAATTAAAATAATTTTGTCCAGTATCTACATCACGGTTGACGAGAAGTGCTTTCTTGACGAGAGCTTCGACCTCCTCAACTCGATCTTCTTTGATCAGAGAAATGCTCTGCGCGATGGCAGACTTCATCGCCTCCTTCTTTGCAAATGTCTCCACCAGATCGAGCATATAATCAGGATTGCTAGTGGCAGACAGGTCAAGATTGTTGATGTATAGAAGTTCATCTTCGTAATCAGAGACATGCTCTTTAGCATTTAGCTTACCCTTGATATCTTGAAGGATAAACTCGTCGTTAGGGAGCTTGCCGTATTGCTCGTAATGCTCTCGTACAGTCTCGAAGAGCTTAGAGTGACTAGGGAACTCGAAGTATTCAGACTTCACCAGATTCACAATCTGGAGGTAGAAGTCTCGATTGGACTTGAGTAGGTAGAGGATACTGCGTTGAATATTCTCGGAAAAATCGTAAGCCATTGGTCAGCGTTGCTTATTGGGGTTATGCGTGATATCAAGATTTTGACCGTTGGATTTGCGGTAGCCCATCTTGTTTGCTCTATCATAGGCTTCCCGTGTTAGATTCTTGCGACTATCTAGGATTTTATTCTTCTCCTCTCCTTCTACCTCTCGCGCAAGACCGTCCTTAGCCATCTTTTCCCAGTTAAAGTTCGCTGGTCTATATCGGTAGCTATCGTCGTGAAGTGATAGCTTATGCTTCTCAATGCTGTTTTTGAGCCATCGGTCAGCAGCAGTCTTATCCCAACCCTTTTCCTGAACCTTCTTAACTCTAGAGCGGTGTGTATGGAAATCCATATCATCACCCCAACTAACATTGATGCTTTCAAAATTTCGGTTAGAGAGCTTCTTGCATTCGGGGCAGCGAGTGCGCCCAGGAGCTTTACCTAGGTCACACTCGCGTTCCCATACTAGCTTGCACTCATGACAAATCCATTCGTAAAAAGGCATAGTTATTCCTCCCAGTAGGGATCATCATCCCAAGGCAAAGGCTCAAACTCAGCAGTCACCGCCGTCGAGGGAGCAGGCGTCTCCTGATTGGACCCCGACTTCTGCGGGCTTTCGCATGTGCTTGTCAATATTTTCATCTGTTAGTGGGATTGCTTGGAGGGGCTCATTACCTTTAGAACCCGCCCTGTAAACTGTAAGGCCCTTGAGATAGCCTGCGTAATCAAGCGCAGCCTGCGAGAACTCCTCTGGAGTAGAGGTCCCAGGAAGGTTGATGGTCTTTGAGATGCAGGAGTCGATGTACTTCTGGACAGTTGCCTGGACCTTGATGTGATCTTCGGGGGCCACATCGTAGGCTCCGACGAATGCATCCAGCGACTTACCCTCGTCAAAGTATTGTTGGAAGAGTGGATCGACAACTAGCTGCTCCTTCCAGACATTTGCCTGTCGGTAGCGACGGTTGTACATCGCAGAGAAGATGGGTTCGATTCCACTTGAGACTCCATGAAGCATTGAGATGGTGCCGCAGGGAGGGATGGTAAGCATGACTGCGTTTCTGATTCCATGTCTCTTGACGAGCATTCGGATTCTTGCAGGTAGCGTTTTAGCGAATTCCTCATTTAGGTATTTCTTATAGTCGAACTCGGGGAATGGTTGCTTATCTCTGGCAAGGTAGATAGACTGCTTGTAAGCCTCGTCCCGAATGGTGGAGAACAATCGCTCCAGCAGTTCCAAACACTTCTCGCTGCCATAAACAATTCCGAGCTTGATGAGCATGTAGTGTAGTCCTGTAACACCCAGCCCGATTCGTCGGGATCTTTCACCGACTTGCTTGCACTCTTCCGTAGGGAATGTATTAACTGAAAGAACATTATCTAGGAACCTGATCCCTGTTCGCACATTTTTTGCAAGCCGCTTCCAATCGATGTCAGTTCCATCTTCAAGAACCATATTAGACAGATTAATGTTGCCCAGACAGCAATTGCCATAGGACGGCAGAGATATCTCCCCGCAGGGATTTGTTGAGTCAAGGCTTTCAAAGTATGAAACATTGGTGTAACGGTTCGCTAGATCTATATTATATATGCCTGGATCTCCAGACTCTACGCTATTTTTCCAAATCAGATCCCATAAATGGCGTGCTTTGATGTCTTTACGACCCACCATCTCAAAGGTATCAGTCCACTTAGCCTTGTGGAAGTTGTTGGCACGCTCCATGGCATCCTCTTCACTCAGAGCGATAACACGAATGAACTCAGTGTTCTCAGGCTGTTGGTTCTGATCATAGCTGGTGCGAACAACATCGTAGGAATGATACTCTTTGTTGTTGTATGTAAAGTGCCAATCCTCATTTGTCTCAACAGCCTCAAGGAATCTGTCAGTAATGGCAACAGAGATGTTGAAGTTGTTAAGCTGTCCTTGATCTAGCTTGACATGAAGGAACTCAAGAAGATCAGGGTGAGTAACATTAAGTATGCCCATAAGAGCCGTTCTACGGTTTTTACCTGCGCGGACATGTTCACCTACCTCGTTAATCATTTTTAGAACAGAGACCGAACCAGGGGCGCTGTTCTTTACGCTACCAATATCATCACCCTTGGGGCGAATCTTAGAAACATTGAAGCCTACACCACCACCAGCACAGGAGATGCGGTACATGTCCATGACGGTCTTACCAATGGAGTCCACATTGTCCTCTGGAATAATGACATAGCAATTTAGAAGGTTGTGGCGACCACGGTTACGACCAGAGCCGAAGATGATACGACCACCAGGGATGAAGTCTCCAGAAGAGATAGACTCGTAGAACCATTTTTCTACACGCTCTTTCTCCTCGTCGTTCTCAGCGGAAGCCATTGTCTTAGCAATAACTTTTGCACGCTCACGCCACTCGGTTTCCCCAGGGTATGCATAACGAGACATAAAGATCTCTTGGCCCATTCCTTCTAATTTTGCAATAGTCATATCATTTCTCCTTGATAGTGGAGACTCCTCGGTATTTTGTTATAGTGAGGGTCTTAGCATTGTCGAGCAAAGATTTAAGATAATTATTATGTGTAATAATAAATAAAGTCTTAGATTTCTTCAATTCCGACAGTAGTATGTAGAGACCATCAAGCCCATCTTGGTCAAGATTTTCCGCAACTTCATCAAAAAACATCAAGTTACTTTCATCTGGATTTGATAGTAGTAATAACTCCTGCAATCCTAGCATGACAGCAAGACTAATCTTTTTCTTTTCTCCCCCCGACAGGGACATGTAGTGAATATTTTTCTTTTTAGTTGTAATGGTTTCGTTAAGCTGTTCATCAAACTGTATGGTAAACTTACCTTGGGTAAGGTGTGAGAGGTAGAAGTTTACCTTGCCATTGAAGTGGTTTAACACATTTCTAATGATGTACTTAACAAGCCCTGCCTCAGAGAACGCCTTTTCCCAGAAGCGCATGATCTCATACTTTGAAGACAACTCCTGCTTTTGAGTATGCTGCTCTTGGATCTTCTCCAAGGATTCCTCTTTCAGGCTGGCGTAAGTGTCTGCTTCTTTGCGGAGCGCGTTGTATTCCACAACCTTATGATAATCTCTGGAAGAGATTGGGATGTCGATTGTTTGGCTCTCAAGACTTGCGATCTCCTCTTCCTTCTCAGCCATCTCTTTCTCGATCTCTCGGTAAGTAAGCATGAGGTGTTTTGGGTGAGATTCACTCTGAATGGATTGGCCGCAGTAATTGCACTTGGATATCTCATTGGGGTTGTCTAGCTTTTTTTCTATATCTTTGAGTCTTTTATCTAGTGCATCAACCTCTCTTTTCTTACGCACAATCTCCCAAGAATTCCGTTCCTTTTCATTCTCCAGTCTAACTATGTCATCTAATTCTAAATTGAGGGCATTTGATATGTTGGAGTTCTCAACCTCTTGCTTCAGTTGTTTCAAATCAGATATTTTCTGATCGAACTTCTTAACATAAGATTCATGTTCAGCTATGGAAGTGTCGCAAGCCTTAACTCCTGTTGAGTATTCGGACTTCAAATACTTAACAGAATCTCTCATGCCAAAGATATGATCTAGGTTAAGAAAGTTCTTGATGACCGTGCGTTTGTCATCAGGTGTGGCGTTTATAAATTCAATGGAATTCTGTTGACCGAAGATGGTGCTGGCGAGGAATACTTTGTAACTGGTCTTGAGTACGCTCTGATCTAAGAACGCTTGGGTCGCAGTGAAGTTGTCTTTTGTCCTGTTCTCACCGCCGATCCATACCTCTAGAGCAGTTGGTCGTTTGCTTCTACGAATAACCACATTATCATTGACAGTTATCTTAACTTCACAATTTTTCTTAGCTGTGTTATTAACTAGGGCCTCTTCGGTAGACTTGCGAATAGTCTTACCAAACAGACCCCAAACCACAGCCTCTAGTATCGCGCTCTTGCCTGAGCCGTTCGATCCTCCTGTGTCTCTATTCTTACCCTCAATCAGCACGATGCCCTTGTACTTGTCAAAGGACACCTTAACATGCTTGATAGAGTAGAAGTTACTGATTTCTACTTCGTTGATTTTCATAGATAAGACTCAACCCTTTCATTAGTTCTTCTTTACCTATCTTGCTGCTGCTAGAGTTAATGTATTCCTCAATTAGCTCATCACTAAGATCGGTCGCAACATTGGTATTAGAAGATATGTCAAACTCGTCTTTATCGTCAAAGAGAGGCTTGTACTTTACCTCTACCTTACCTACATCTAGCTTGTCTATTAAATGTGCCACTGCGTCTTGGGACTCGCTCAATGTATTGACATTGATACGAAGCATAGTGTAGAACTCAGGAGCATTAATCCAATCAAGGTTCTCTTCAACTGAATCATAATCTAAAACCAGATGCCTAGGCCCGAACTCGATAGGGAATCTTTCGATGGAGTTTCGTTCAATAACTCCATAGTAGCAGTCTTTCCCTGCTTCTCCGAAGTTTGTGGTGTATGGTGTTCCGAGGACCGTGATCTTGTCTGTGCAAGTCGCCTTATGAATGTGTCCAAGCACTGTAGTATTGCGAAAATCGGAAACACGCAAACCAAAGTCAGCGTCACCAGCACTGTTAAGAGCGCCATGATAACCAAAGTGGCCGAAGACTGCATATCCTCTAGGCACTTGACTAAGATATTCTTTAATTCTTCGTTCATCTTCATAGTGAGGGATGAATACCCTCTCGTATTTATCATCGAAAAATGTCTGAGTGATGATTGTAGTCTTAGGTTCAATCGGATTAGAGAATAAAGACAGGGCTGTGACACCATCGTCTGCCTTTGTCATGCTGTCATGATTTCCTCTAAGGATGTAGATCTGTTTAAACTTAGATTCACACCACTCAATAACATCCTTTAAGGCTAGAAGAACAGCAGGGCTGGGCCTCCTATGCATCATCAAGTCTCCCAGAAAGATGCACTGATCAATATCGTCTCGCCATAATGCCTCAGTTGCGATTCTTTTTACTGTGTCTACTTGAGACTTAAGTAGGTTTCTATCCTTACAGTCGAAATGTAAATCTCCAATGACTAGTGTTTTTACCATTTCTTGTCAGGACACTCCTCTGTAAATAACTTTACCTTATACTTGAGGACGCAACCACAGAGGTCGCACACTCCATCCGTATTATAGGGGCAACGCAGGCAGAGTCGAATTCTTTTTGCCTCTTGTTTAGACATCTTGAATCCTGACGCCGCCCAGCGAATCATCGCTCTTACAAATCTGAAAACTTTATGCATTGCTATTCAGCGCGGTCCAACTCACAGGGAAACACTCACTTAAAATAGATCCAATCCTTTGAGCATACTCTCTCGTTTCCTCTTGTGTATGTTCCTCTGTGCGTAGTTTATACAAATGATGCCATCCTAGTAGAGAGGCGGTTACAACGCTAGTGGTATACATGTTCTGTGGTAACACCATTCTAGCCTGCTCTGGGCAAACACCATCTTCAATCATCTTATCATACAGAGCGATAGAACTTATGACATGAGCTTGCATGTCCTTTCTGTATGACCCACTATCCTCATGCAGTTCCTTAGAGCTACCTTGCTTTACATTAGCTGCGGACTTTCTATACTGAAAGGGCTCGAAGAACTCTGGTTCACTCGTAATATACCGCCGTGAGACCTCCGACCAAGAAAACCCAACCTGATGCTTTCCAAGCTGGCGATGCACGAAAATAGGACAACTAATACGAAGAGTAGCATGGGGATGGCGGAAAGGTAGGACATGTTTTTCCCTAGCAAGATAGTTAATAAGTCTTGTGTCTTTTTCAATATCAAACTCCTTATGCTCTTTGTCAAACGAACACCTCGCAGCGTTTACAACTAGAAGGTCCCCGTTTTCTGTATGGTTTATTAGATCAACTTTCATACTCTACTCCATCTCCAAATGATGTGCCAACCTCAACATCAATCTTGAA